GGTGACCCCCTGTATAAACAATGGCATGCGCACAAGTCTGGGCATGGTAAGAACGAGGATAAATACATCGCGAAGACTGCGATGATTGAGAAATATTTCGAAAACAATAGTACATGAAAGTGAAGCTCATTAAAAGTCCCAACCCCGAAAAAAAGTATCGAGTCATCTTCCCCAATGGTAAAAAGGTTGATTTCGGTGGCGCGGGTTATTCGGATTATACCATCCACAAAGATCCCAAAAGAATGCAAAGATATCTCTCACGCCATGGACGCATGGGAGAGACCTGGTCTAAAAAGGGAATGTACACGGCTGGATTCTGGTCCAGGTGGTTACTGTGGAGCAAACCATCCATGAGAGAAGCTAAGCGACTTTTGTCTTTGCGTTTTGGTTTAACTTTTTCTTGATGCCACGTTTGTTCAGGTTCGCCTTCAGGGCGTTCATGAGAGACATGGGTATAGCGGGGCCCTTGTAGTTTGCCTTGGCGACGACGTTGGGCACGTTAGACTTCTTCATGGGCGGTGGCGGAGGAGGCGGAGGAGGCGGAGGAGGCGGGGGTGCAGCCCTCTTGATGAGAGGGGGAGGGGTCACGGGTTTATTGCGCGCACGAGGAGCGGGACCATTATTGAGCGCGGACATGACAGACTTGCACATGAGTATCATACCCTTCGTCTGACTCACTCTCTTTCTGATGATACTTTCATCGTGTTCACGTATTTCTTTGATTAATCTGGATTCAGTCTTCCTGACGCGCTTTCCATTTTTTTCGTAGGTGAGTCGGATACCCCGATTGGCCGCATCTCTTTTGAGAGTCATTTATATTATATGAAGAAATTTTCGGTCCGATACAATTTAGCCTCGTAGGGTGTAGTCTTTCCAAGTACAGATACCTTTTCCTGGCCATACAACTCTTGGCATCCCATGTCATCCATACAATCACGGTTGTCGTAGCTCACGGGAATGGAATATATTTGTTGTCCTGGAGTCGAAGTGTAATAATGATATCTGTCCCTTCTTCCTCGAACTTCTTTACCGTATAGTGGGAGTGTTTCACCATCTTCACCAAGTAACACACCCATCTGTTGGACGTGCCCCGGTTTGTATTTCTTCACAGGAGGCTGACGAAATTCTGGTTCCTTGCGGGGAGGCGCACCCATGTAAGGTATATGAATCTCCATGGGTTCTGACGGACTGGGCATCTCCATGGGTTCTGACGGACTGGGCATCTCCACGAGTTCCGGGTATGGTTTGGGAACCTCCAAGGGTACCTTCGCCACAGGTTGTTTATTCATCATGAGATACACAACCACCCCGATGAGTATGAATATCACCGTCATAGCGATCGTCAATTTAACACTTTGTTTCATTTATATAAGAGATGAATTTTATTTATACCAGGTATTCTATTCAACCTAAACTGGACCATGAACCATAACATGAACAAAAGACATTTCACGAACCTGTCTGCATCACTGTCACTGAGATTGTACACGGGACTGATCAATCTTCCGAAGAATGTTCCTTCCTTTTCCTTTCCAGTGACATACATTTCCAGATGGGTCAGAGCACATGTATCATCGTTCATGACCCAGTGAAACATGAGGAAAGGTATGACTAACGAATAAAATTCCAATAGATCCTTGTTTTTCAGGAAAGGTACGATGATCGCGGTCAAGAACAATAACGTGTGCAGGATGAATATTATGTTCATTAGTACTAGTATGAACAAAGAAAAGAAAGTGTGGCATCCGCAACAGGAAAAGATTCTCAAAACGTGGGGAGAGGCTGCGGCGTGTTATAGATACATGAACAATCAGGCGTTTCTCATGTACAAAAAGTCGAGCATGAGGTACACCCTTCCTATCATCGTGATCAGCACAGTGACAGGAACAGCGAACTTCGCGCAGTCTACATTTCCTTTGAGCATCCGACCACTCGTACCCCTCGCCATAGGAAGCATGAACATCGTGACTGCCATAATGACGACCATCATGCAGTTTTTAAAGATTAACGAACTCATGGAGGGGCATCGCGCTGCCTCCATCCAATACGGTAAACTGTCTCGGACCATACGCTTGGAACTTTCGTTACCTCTCGAAGAGCGAGCGCACGATGGTACAGAGATGGTAGAATATTGCCGTTCAGAATACGACCGACTCATAGAACAGTCACCCTCAATACCCCTGAGCATCATTCACGCGTTTGAAAAAGAATTTCCAGATGATTCTGCTTTTTTCAAACCCGAAATCATGCACATTCATCCCATCGAAACATTTTTGAAAGAAGATGAAATGAAAGAAGAACTCAAAAAAGATCTCACAGCAATCAGACAGATCGAACAGGTTGTCATAGAATTGCCGTCAGGCGATACACCAGGTATGCGAGCATGACGAACATAATCAAATTAAAGAGTGCGATGCCACATACATAAGGGTAGACCTTACGCTTGAGCGTTTCGTTTTCCATAAAATAATCTAAAGCTTGTTTAGCGAGATCATCGTCTTCATCATCCATCATGGATGCTTTTGTTACAATTACACCACAAAAAAAAGAGAGGGGTCAGACACTCCACGGCGCGGAGATTGAACGCCTGAAGAAATATATATCGGAGGGGAAGAATGTGTTCGTATGTGGTGCTACGGGTACCGGCAAAACATTCGTGGTGGACAGTGTGTTGGACGCTTCCAACAGTGTGGAGCTTCAGTCAGATATGATTTCGAAAAAATATATATCGAGAAGTTCAAACACTTATATGGTGGTGGATGGTTTCGATTCGTCACTCAAACAGTTGATAGACGAAACCACTAAGCGACTGGTGATCACCTCCACGGAAGTACATATGCTACCCAACTTTGAACTCATCGTGATGCCTCGCCGCCCCCCTGAAGTGATCGCGACCCTCGCACCCGATTCACTCCCCGCGGCGAAAAGATGTAACGGAAATATTCGAAACTTTTTCGATTATCTCAACTGTTCGGATGATAAAGATGTTTTTAAAACGTCCAAAGAACTTCTCGCCGAAGTACTCTGTACACCCGGAACATTTGATCTCTCACAGACTATACATGAACACGGTCACATGTGCGACGTCATTCACGGAAACTATCTTTCTTCAAAAGAAGGACATCAAGAAATCATAGAGGCACTCTCCATAGCAGATACATACGACACACTCATGTACAAGGGGGAATGGGACTTCATGCAATATTACATAGCCATGGGTGTAGCCACCCCCAAGCTTCACATGAACACCACTTTGAAATCAGAAGACATCAAACCCGGAAGTGTCTGGACAAAGTACGGAAACTTTAAGATGCGCCAACAAAAATTGAAGAATATTCAAAAAGAACACAGTACAAAATTGGGTGTGGAAGAACTCGCCCTCGTGAGGATGTACGCCGCCAAGGGTGACTACGGACCAGCGATCTCTTATGGTCTTAAACCAGGTGACTTTGACGTGATGAATCATCTGGCTCTCGGAAACAAGATGAAACCGAGCGAAGTCATGCGTGTTAAAAAGAAGCTGCGAAGTATGAATAATGAGCTCTGACGACGAGAACGAAGAGACGTCCAGTGACTACAAGATCGAAGTCATCGGTTCTGATATTTATTACTATGGCGATATCACACGTGATGCGGTCTTGGAATTTATCAAATCCCTCAAGACACTCGAATTATCACTCATGAAAAAGGCTGTAGATCTTCACGACTACACACCGAGTGTGCGAGTTCATATCCACAGTGACGGTGGTGACTTTTTTTCGGGCATGAGTGCCATGGATGCCATGCGCCGATCCAAACTCCACATCACCACGGTGGCTGATGGTACCTGTTGTAGTGCGGCGACTTTTCTTCTTTTGGGTGGCGACGAAAGACGCATGGGAAGGCATTCACACATTCTCATCCATCAGATTTCCACGGGGTTTTTCGGGAAATTCAGGGAACTCAAAGATGAACTGGACACCTGTAAAAAACTCATGAAAATGTTGAAGAAGTTGTACAAGACTGAAACATCCATTCCCAAGGATGTACTCAAAGATCTCATGAAACGGGACATTTATCTCGACGCTGAAGAGTGCCTCAAGTATCGTATTGTCGGTGGACTTCTTTGAGATCCTTGTGACGCTTATATAAACCTAAGATGGCGAGTATGATGATGATTATACATACTGTATTGAGGTTAAAGGGTATCGTCGTGAACGGAGGAGGCCTAAGTCGCTCCATCCTTTCATAATTTACAACCTGAACCATTTACTATAATGGAGACTATTTTTAAAACAGATTCACTCGGCCGCCAACGCATGTTCGATATTCGTGTCGACAAACTACCCGATGGCACAGCGAACATCGTAAAAACAACAGGACTCGTGGATGGAAAGAAACAGACGAGTGTCATCCACGTACCCCTTGGATACGACAGCGCACTGAAACGAGCCACGACCATGTGGAAAAATCAACAAGAAAAGGAGGTGACCCCCATGTTGGCACACAAGTGGGAAGAACGTCAAAAACATATCCAAGAACCATTCTATGTCCAACCAAAGTTGGATGGTGTTCGTCTGCTCGTGTCCAATAAAGGTGGCCTCTCACGAACTGGAAAGGTGGTCCCGGGTACCGAACATTGGGGCAAACATTTAAAGGATGGTGAATATCTCGATGGTGAATGCTATAAACATGGCATGGCTTTCGAAGATATCACAAGCGCCTTTAAGACGTGCCCAGAAACACTGGAGTTTCATGTGTTTGATTACTACGACGAGAATCGTCCCAACCTACCCTTTACCGAACGCATGAAACACATCACAGTCAAGACCCACTTGGTGAAGAAGAAGGATGAACTGCGAGGTGCCCACGATACATTCGCCAGTCAGGGATACGAAGGGATAATGGTTCGTAACAGAGACAGTGTATACGAACCAGGGAAGAGATCCAATCATCTTTTGAAGATGAAAATGTTCGAGACTGAAGAATTCAAAATCGTCGGTGTACACGAAGGTACAGGTCGAGACGTGGGTACACCCATATGGGAATGCGTGACAGAGGGAGGTGAGACCTTCTCGGTCCGACCAGAAGGTTCGATGGAATCGAGAAGGAAGGCTTTCAAGAAGAGTAAACATATAGTGGGAAAGAAATTGACAGTCAGATATCAAAACATGACAGCGTTGGGTGTTCCTAGATTTCCAGTAGGGATAGCAATTAGAGATTATGAATGAATGTAATGTAATAGGAGGTGCTTCCAAAATTTCCATCTGTGTAGGCTCTTCGACATTCTTGGGTTTTCAAAACGACCCTACTTGATTGCCATGGGTATACATATAAAAGAATGAAACATAAGTATTACAAAAATGAACCGCATCGCCATCGACATCGATGAAGTCCTCATGCCCT